CAATGTTTATGCAAGATGGGCTACTGCTTCAGGAACAACAATTACTCTTGGAAATGAAACAGCATTAAACAGCAACAGCACTTGGGGTTATCCTGTAGCTATTTGGTGTTCAGATATATCAAGACTTTTAGTTGCCTTTGGCAATTATAATCAAACTCAAGCATACGCAAATATTTTAGAAGTTACTGCTACTGCTTATACTGCAAGTTCTGTTATTGGCATTAATACAAACTCAAATACTCTCGACCTTGTTGCACAATCTCTTACTTTTGATTCTAGCACAAATAGAGTTTTATTTACTTACAGATCAAGTACACAATTTTTTGCAAAAGTTTTAACTGTTACAACTTCATCAATATCAGTAGGTACACAGCAACTTGTAACAGACGAAAGGGCAGGCGAAATAGCGACTACTTATGATAGCAATATTAATAGAATTATTTTTAGATACAATGCAGGTTCAGGTAGTTCTCCATCAACGACAGGTGTAAATTTTAGAGTTATTGGAATAACAGGCGGTTCAACTAACACAATCTCAGTAACATCTGCAACATTTTCTGGTAATTCCAGTGCTTTTAATAATAAAGGAAGTGGTTTTGTTTTTAATCCCGATGATAATATTACTTATGCAACTTTAGTTAGCTTAACTGCACCTTTAACTCAATTTCCATTAACATCAACTGTTTCTGGCGTAACAGTAGGAACAGGAATTGTAATTGGTAGTGCTACAAACAGTTTAAGTTGTAGGTCTTCATCTACCTTTAATAGTACAAAGAATGCCGTTGTGACTGTATTCACAGAACCTAGTGCAACTTCTTATGACTTATTTTCTTCAAGTTATTATAAAAACTCAGTAACATCATCCAACCTAACCAGTAATAATTATCTAGGCGTAGCTTCTACGAGTGCTTCAGCAAATGCATCTGTTAACATCAATATACCAGGAAGCATAAATAATGATCAAGTAGGCCTAACTGTTGGGCAAGATTATTACGCTACGGGACAAGGAACGATTTTACCTAGAAGTACAACAACTAACTCCCCTAATTCAAATATTTCTTCATCTAGTGGTTATGAAATTGCAAGTGTTCAAAATTACACAAGAGACATAAGTGTTGCCTATGATACAACTAATGACAAAATTGGTGTTCTTTATATAAACAATAATCAATACCCAACAATCGTTATTGCCGAAGAATCAAATAATGCACTTACTTACGGAACACCTGTTGTGGTTAATTCAGCAAGTTCTAATGCAAATCATTCGGGACAAAAATTAGCTTATGGTAATGGTGTTTTTGTTGCAACATATAATGAAGGCAACTCACCTGTCTATGTTAAAGCAGGTTCTTATTCAGGCACAAACAGTATTACGTTAGGTTCACAAATTCAGCCAAATACAGGTACTTCTCATTTTTCAGGTGGCACTGTTGCTTATAACCCTAATGCTAATAAATTTGTTTTTACTTTTGCAGAAAATACTACAACTTCAATCATTGCATATTTAATAACCAATAGTGGTACTACATTAACTACAGGAAATTCAGCAACGATTACTATGGGTTATACTGGCAATAACAAGGTTATATGGAACGAATACGACCCTGATACAAATAAACAAGTAATAATGACAGACCATTTATACGGTAATGAAGGTAGAATTTATCAAGCTACAATCTCAGGTGCAAATATAACAGTACCATCTACGTATTACGCTATTACTGACGAAGGAACAGAAGAAGATGGTAGTAAAGCATTATCTTATGACCCTGATAATAATAAATGGATATTATTTAAAGCTAATACAGGAAACGTATTAAGAGCAAATGTATTAACAGCATCAGGTGACACTTTTACTTCAGGCACAGTAACACAAATAAGCAGTCAATATATGAGATGGCTTGCTCCTTATTATGATACAGAAAAAAATAAAACTGTTTTAGTTTATATGAAAAACACTTCTGGTTATTATGGCGAGATTGGTTTTGTTACAATAAGTGGCACAACACCATCTTTTACAGCATCAGCTACAACATTAGGGAATCAAACAGCAGAAAGAGTATTGCACAATGCTTCGCTTTACAATCCTGATACAAAAAGTGGCATTGTTGTTAGTGCAACACCGCTTTCTAATACAAAAGCAACAGGCTATGTTTTATATTATGGCACAACAACCTCTTCTGCAATTAATGGTTCTCAGTTTGTTGGCAAAGCTATTTCTTCGACACAATTATTATTAGGAGAGGAAAAAGGAAACTCTATGGCTGGCCTATCTAATGGTGCAATTACAAAGGGCAAGCCTGTTGTAATGCAAGCTGATGGTGATGTTGCACAAGTTTTAGGAACTACAACTAATTTTTCAGTTGGAACAGGTGCGCAAGCTGCTGATCCTACAAATTATTATGGTAGTATGACATACGACGTTGAACAAAATAAATTTTTATTATTATACAGAAAAAGTAGTGGTTCTAATCTTGCACAATTATATTATAAAGTTGGCACTCCTAATGGTTTAAGTGTTACATGGACAGGGGGTAGTTCTTTAGGAAGCTATCAAGTTAATAGTTCTGAACAAGATATAAGTAGTTGTTATGATACAGTTAATAAAAAACACGTTGTAGCTTTTAGAAATTACAATAATACTGCACAAATTATAGCACAAGTTATTACAATTAGTGGAACTAGTGCTAGTGGAGGAAGCTATGTAACTGCATGGAGTCAATATCAACATCAAGGTAAAATTCGTATTAATTATGCTTCTGATAATGGTAAATTAGTTATTCTTGGATATAATAATAATAACATTTTTTATGTAATGGGTTCAGTATCTGGTACATCTACAACAGGATGGGCAGGTCAGCAAGGAACAAGCTCTGGAACTATTGGGGGAGAAATTGCCTCTACTTATGATCCTAACACTAATTCTATAGTTATGGCATGGCAAGACAGTAGTAACTCTAATTACGGAACATCAATGGTGGGAACTGTAGGATCGAGTTCTATAACTTGGGGGTCAAAAGTTGTTATACTATCAAGTTATTTAAGAGTGTATGCTTTTAATCTTGCAACTGATACCACGACAAATAAAATAATAGGTGCGTTTAGAAATAACTCAACAACTAATGGTAATGATTGTATAATAGGAACAATATCAGGCACATCTATTTCTTGGGGAACATCAGTTGCTTTTAATGGATCAACAAGCAATGATACAGTTTCTTATCCTGGCGTGGCTTATGATTCTAGTAATGAAAAATTTATTATAAGTTATAAAGATAATAATTCAAGCAATGGCTTTCACTTAACAGTTATTGAAGGAACTTTATCAGGAAACACTCCAACTTTTGGAAGCAAAATAGCGGTAACACAAATTGGAAGTGCTAGTATAAGCTTAGATCACAGTCAACCAGTTTATAATAGTACTAATAAAAATTATACTGTTGCTGGTTATTTAAGCGACAATGATATTGATTATGTAAGCGTTCAACCAACAACCATTAATACCAACCTAACCGCAACAAATTATCTAGGAATGGCATCTAATACAGTAGCTGATAATGAAGAATGTATCATTAATACACAAGGTGCTGTTAACCCTGATCAAAGCAGTTTAACAGCTGGACAATTGTATTATGTTCAAACAGATGGTACATTGTCTACCACGGCAGGAAGTCCGTCTGTTATTGCTGGCATTGCTACGTCCGCAACAACACTATTAGTAACCAAATCGTAATAAAGGAGAAACTTATGAAAGCGATTAAATGGAATGGAGGAGACAACGATGGTGTTGTTATTTACCTCTTTGCAGATGACACAGCGATTGATGTGCAATCTGACAAAACTGTAATAGGAGATCCTGAGACTCTTATTATATCTGATTGTAACAGTTCTAATGTAACTGTTGTAACAGGTGTTACCGACCCCGGCGATTACTGGGGGTGGAAATACAAACACACTTCAGGTTCTAGTTTAGCTTCTAACGCTGATTTTAAAGGAAGTTCAGAGTTAAATGCTGACATCAATGCATCTGCTACTACTATTGATGTAGCTAATTCAAATCCTTTTACAACAACCGGAACAGTTCAAATTGGTGATGAAAAAATTGCTTATACAGGTGTAAGCGGAACAGCTTTAACTGGTGCTACTAGAGGTTCAGGCAGTACAACTGCTACAGCACATACATCAGGAAGTAATATAACACAGGTCTAGTATATGTTTAGTGTAGGTACATATTCCGATTTTCCTTTTTCAGATCAAGGGTCTGCAAGCGTTGAGGTAAGTGTAACTGGAGTTTCTGGTGTAACAACACTAGGAAGCGAAACAGTTTTCCTTGACATGAAATTTGATGTTAACGGTGTTGTAGGAACAACAACATTAGGAACAGTTGCTGTATTTGAGGGAGCTGTTGCCAACATCACAGCTCCAGCCGCCTTACAAGCAGAACTTGGTAATGAAACTGTCTTTACGGGAATGTTTGTTAATATAAATAACACTAACCTTCTTATGACGGCAGAGTTAGGAAACGAAAATGTCGTAATACCAGCTATTATAGATGTTACATCGCCAGGTCCTTTATTAGCTCAATTAGGCCAAGAAACTGTTATTGCTGGTAGCGTTATAGCAAAACCAAGACAAGATGAAACTTTTAATGTAACTGTTGCTAACGGTGGTAGTGGTAATGTTTATTACCTTAACTATTTTATGCAAACTACCATTGATAGTTTACATCCGCCCTTCACTTATCGATTTGATTTATCAGATTCAAGCACTAATAATCATCCTTTAAGATTTTCTACAACTCCTGATGGTACACATGCCGGTGGTGTTGCGTATACAACTGGAGTTGTTATAAATGGAGTTCCTGGTAATGCTGGAGCTTATGTAGAAATAACTTTAGCTGACAATACTCCACAATTATATGTGTATTGTGCAAACCACAGTGGAATGGGCTTTAAGTTAATTCAATCCTATAATGCTGAAATTATTGGAACAACTGAATTAAATAGTGTAATAATACAATCATCTGTATTTATACAGATAACAAGCGCTAATTTAGGTTTATTTGCTACTCTAGCTGATACATCTACAATAGTGGTTTCTGGTTCGGCATTTATAAGCGTAACAGGCGTGTCGGCTACCGGATTTATTTCTTCTAGTGACCCAGCTGTTAATGTTTGGGCCGTTATAAATGATTCACAAACGCCTGGATGGACGGAGATAGCAGCATAATGGCAAGCACATATTCAAATTCTTTACGATTAGAGCTTATGGGAACTGGCGAACAAGCTGGTACATGGGGTTCAACAACCAATAGAAATTTAGGAACTTTATTAGAACAAGCAATTTCTGGTGTACAAACAGTTGCAATTACAGGAAACACAACGCTTACAGCTAATGATGGTCAAATAGATCAATCTCGAAATATGGTGCTAGAAATTAATGGTACTCTTAGTGGAGCAGCATCTATATTTATTCCAGCGCAAGAAAAAATATATATTGTTAAAAATTCTACTGTAGGTGGTCATAATATAAATATACAGGTAACTGGTCCTACAGGAGCAGCAGTCTCTATTCCTAATGGTAAGACAGCTATAGTCTATAGTACAGGTTCTAATGTTTATATAGCTTCAAATTTTGCAGATAATTTTGATGTAGGAAACATTAGTATTTCAGGAAACACTATTAGCTCTACGGATACAAACGGCAATATTATTATAACACCTAACGGAACAGGTGAAATTACTTTATCTAAAGCTGTTACTGCTTCTAACAATCTAACTGTAACGGGAAACACTGTTTTAAATGGAAACACTACAGTAGGAAATACTTCTGGAGACACAACTACAATTAATGGTACTAATATTTCAGCCCCTAATGGGTTAAATATTGATACTAATACTCTTGTTTTAGATCAAACTAATAATCGCATAGGCGTAGGAGTTGCAAGTCCACAATCCTCCCTGCACGTTTCTGGAAGAACTATTACAGGAGATTTTACTATTGGCGGAGCCAGTGGTTATCAATTTCCAGGAAGTGTTGGAACATCTAGTCAAATACTTCAACTTAATTCCTCTGGTAATATGCAGTTTGTGGATATTGGTAGTATTGGTGCTTGGTCTACTGTAGGAAAGGTAACTAGTGCTGGAGCCAACTCTATGACAGCATTTAGTTCTACAAACTATGATGTGTATTGGGCTGTTTATAGATTAATTTATAATACTAATATTGCTAGTGATTTTAGAGTTGGTTTAGTAGATTCTGGAGGAACAAGAGTTTCCGCTAGTAATATATTTAACAATAGTTACATTTATCAAGATGTTTCTAGTGCAGGCACTGTTACCTCTACAAATGTTCAAGTATCTGCTAATGCTAATGCTATTATAGGATCATCACCAGCACCAAGTTCAGCCACAGACGTTATTGTAGAAGGAACTGTATATTTAGTTCGCTCTCCAGGATTTAGCACAGGTCAAAACTATTATGGAAACTCTCAATCAACTTCAACAAAAGATGGCGGTGCTAGTGGTATTATAGCGCAAACAACTCAAAGTTATTTTAAAGAATCTTCTGCAAATTCTACTGCTGTTTTTGGTTTAATCTTTACACAACAAGGTGGCAACACTTTAAAATCAGGATCAAGAGTAGATGTTTATGGTGCAGCATTCCCATCATAAGGTGACTAATGACGTTAGAAAATATACAATTTAAACAAGGTGTTGTAAAAGACGGCACACGTTATACTAATAAAGGTGGTTGGTATGACTCTGACAAAGTAAGATTTCGTTATGGTTTTCCAGAAAAAATAGGTGGATGGGAAAAACGCGGTAACGAAGTTTTTGAAGGTATATGCAGAAGCCTAAATCAATGGGCTGCTATTGATGGCTCACAGTTTATTGGTGTTGGAACTAATCTTAAATTTTATATTTCTGTTGGTGAAGCTTATAATGATATTACACCTATAAGAGCAACTGGTAATATTAGTAATCCTTTTAGCACAACAAATGGATCAACTTTAGTAACTGTTACAGACACAGCTCACAACGCTCAAGCTAATGATTTTGTTACTTTTTCTGGAGCCAGCGCCGTAGGCGGTGTTTCGGCTGCTGATTTTAACAAAGAACAACAAATCGTAACTGTTGTTGATAATGATACTTACACCATTAATGTTGCTAATGCAGCCACGTCTACCGCCGGCCCCGGCGGCGGAACAGTTACTGCAACCTATCAAATTAACAGCGGATCTACTGACTATACTGCTGGTGTTGGTTTTGGAGCTGGTTACTGGGGTGGAACGCAAATTGGTGTTGCTACAACTCTTTCTGTAGGAACAACTTCTGCTGTAACTGCAACAATAGATGCCGCTACGACAACTGCCTTTACATCAACCGGAACTATACTGATTGGAGAAGAATTAGTAACGTACACCGGAAAAACAGCTGGAAGCTTTACAGGATGTACACGTGGTCAATCTGGAACAACGGCTGCTTCGCATAATGCTAGTGTTCCTATACAGCAATCCGACACGTTTATTGGGTGGGGCAATGCTGCTACATCATTAACAGACGGCCAACAATTACGTCTATGGGGTAAGGATAATTTTGGGGAAGATTTAGTATTTAATGTTGAAAATGGTGGTGTTTATTATTGGGATAAAACCACAAATGTAACATCTCGTGCTATTCCTCTATCAACTATACCAGGTGCTGATGGTCAAGCTCCAACAATAGTAACAGAGGCTCTTGTTAGTGAGTTAGGTAAACATGTTGTGTGTTTAGGTGCAAACGCTTCTGGATCATCAACACAAGATCCTATGCTTATTAGATGGTCTGATACAGAAGACCCTACAACATGGGAAGTTCTTAATGGTAATTCAGCTGGAGATTATAGGTTATCATCTGGAAGTAAAATTATTACAGGGTTAAAATCTAGACAAGAAATTGTTATTTGGACCGATACCGCAATGTACGCCATGACATACACAGGAAGTAACTTTGTGTTTAACTTTAGTTTAACGGCAGAAGGAATATCTATTATTAGTCCAAACGCTGCTGTTAATGCTAATAACGTTGTTTACTTCGCTGATAACGAAAACTTTTATGTTTATGATGGTAGTGTTCGAACCCTACCTTGCACCGTAAGAAGTTATATTTTTGATGATATTAATATATCACAACGCTATAAAATATTTGCTGGTCGTAATGAAAACTTTAATGAAGTATCGTGGTATTATCCTAGTGCTAACTCTACTGAAATAAATCGTTATGTTACTTTTAATTATGTAGACAATACTTGGGTTGTAGGCACACTAAGCAGAACAGCCTGGGATGATGTAGGAACATCTGTAACTAATCCAATTGCCGCTGGTACTAATTACTATCTATACAATCAAGAAACAGGTGATGACGATGATGGATCTCCTATGACAGCTTATATAGAATCAAGCGACATTGATATAGGATCAGGAAATCAAATGATGTTTATAAGACGTATTCTTCCTGATATATTTTTTTATGGTACAGCAGCGACTCAATCTCTAGACTTAACAGTTAAGGTAAGAGATTTTGGTTCTAGCTTAAATCAGCCAACTACAGACCAAACATTTACTTTTGAGACAAACGCTTCTAATAATAATAATTCAGGAAGCCAAGAATTATATTCACGCATAAGGAGTAGGCAAGCTATCTTTAAGTTTGAAACAAATGCATTAGGACAACAATGGCGTCTTGGTGGAGTACGCTTAGATATGAGAGCGGATGGAAGAAGATGACACAAGTACCTGATCAAGTCCTTACAAAAACTACTTTATCATTACCTGGAAATGCTTACGAACAATCTTA